CTCAATTAAACGGTATTGCTCAATGGTTGCAGGCATCTAACTATTTAGGTTTAGAAAAAGAAAACACTCTCGCAACTCTTATTGCTGGTGGGCCTCAAATTAGTCGTGGTGGTGGTGGCGGTTCACCTAATTATGTTGTTTCTAACCCTGAAGAACTAAAACTTATTGCTAAGAAAGTGTCTCAGGAAACTCTTGGTCGAGAGTTGAATGATGAAGATATTGACCGTTTTGTGAAGGCGTATCAGGCTCAGGAGTTGCAAGCTCAACGAGGTTCTGGTATCACTACTCGGATGGCTGGGGCTGATGTTGCGGCTCAGGAGTTTGCTCAGGAGTCTGCTCCGACTGAAGCTGCTGCTTATGAGTATCTTGGTTATGTTAATAAGTTTGTTGATGCGATTGGAAGTTTGTGATGGCAACTCAAAAAATTCAAGATAGTCCACCTAATGATGGTCGACCTGTTCGTGGTACAGGTATGACTGCTGCTCAGGCGCAAACATTAAAAAATGCGCCTCGCCCTGGTACTCCCAAAAAGAAAGACGAACCTAAGAATAAACCAAAACCTGTTGTCACTGCACCGGTCGAACCTGCACCTGAAACACCTGTTGATTGGGAAGCCGCCGCACAAGAACAATATGGTGCTTACTATGCGATTATTAAAGGTGTCCCTGAATTAGCGGAACTTATCAAAAATGCTGTATCACAAAAGTGGTCTGACGCAAAATTCACGTATGAACTTCAGCAAACTTCATGGTATAAAACTACTTCTGCTTCGACCCGTACTTGGGACACAAATAAGCAACTTGACCCTGCTTCTGCTCAACAGCAAGTTAATAACCGTTCTGCAACAATTCGTGAAACAGCGTTAAATCTTGGTGTCAGTCTTGATGATGCGACTATCAACAAATTGTCTGAGGATAGTTTGCGTGGATCGTGGGATGCACAAGTTCTCAATAACGCTATTGGTTCTGAGGCCGCTAAAACTTCTGGTGGTATGTCACAACTCCGTACAGGTTTTGTTGGTCAACAGTTGAAACAGACCGCAGCCGATTATGGTGTTCAGTTGTCAGAACAAACTTTTAACACTTGGGTTGAAAAAGTTGCTCGTGGACAAGAAAATACAAAGTCGTTCCAGCAGTACGCTTTGAATACTGCTAAAGCATTGTTTCCTAGTATTGCTACCCAATTGGATCAAGGTTTAACATTTGGGCAGATCACCGATCCATATAAGCAGACAGCTGCTCGAACATTAGAAATCAACCCTGACACCATTGACTTCACTGATCCTAAATGGTCTAAGGCAATCACGTTCACTACAGATAAGGGCGAACAGCGACCCATGAACTCTAACGAATGGGGCAACTACCTTCGTTCAGAACGATCACTCGGTTACGAGTACACTAATGAAGCACGTTCACGGGCATACCAAGTCACATCAGGATTAGCAAACCTATTCGGAAAGATATGATATGAGCGACACAGGCGCACAACAATCCGCATACACAATCATCGGGCAAGACCTAGAACGCTACGGTTTAGGAAGCCTCACCCAGTTCGTGAACGATCTTGTATTCAAAGAGAACGTGCTTGACGAGAACATTATTCGTGGTCGTATGCGTGAAACTGAGCAGTATAAAACTAGATTTGCTGGCAACGAGGCTCGACGCAAAGCAGGATATAACGTTCTGTCAGAAAACGAATACTTGTATTTGGAGAACGCTTACCGTCAACAGTTACGTTCTGCCGGTATGCCCCCAGGTTTCTATGACAGCAACGACGACTTCACTGCCATGATCGGTGGCGATATCTCTGTAGCGGAACTTGCTACCCGTGTCAACCAGGGTTACGAAGCAGTTAAAAACGCTGACCCGCAGGTAATCCAAGAGATGCAACGGTTGTACGGTGTGAACGATAGCCAGTTGGCCGCCTACTTTTTAGACCCGCAGAAAGCTGCTCCTATGCTTGTTGAGCAAGCTAAGGCTGCTCAGATCGCTTCTGAGGCTACCAAACAGGCAGGTATCAGTATTACTGGTTTGCAGGGCGAGCAGTTGGCACAGGCGGGTATTAACGCTGAACAGGCTCGACAAGGTTTCGCTACCCTCGGCCAAGCACAAGAACTGTTCAACCCTCTCGCCGGCGAACAAGGTGTCGGTATGACTCAACAGGAACAGATCGGTGCAGTGTTCGGCACTGATGCTGCGGCTGCTCAACGACTCCGTAAGAAGCAATCAGAACGAACTGCTGCTTTCCAGGGTGGCGGAAGTTTCGCTGGGCAAGGTCAAGGACAAACCGCTTTAGCGTAGGTACTTGCATTGTACAAATAATGTGCTACACTTAATCCGATGCCAATAGGCAGGAACCCTCGCAAGGGGTGTAAGCAGCGAACCGCCATGCCTCCGTGATGGTTCTGGGCAAAGGAGTGTACATATGGACAGCGACATCGAATTCGATGAACAAGAAACAGGCCGAAATCCTCTGCGTGATCGCATGAAGCAGCTTGAATCGGAAAACGCAGCACTGAAGGCAAGGGCCGACGAAGCCTCTAACGCCGCACGTGAACTAGCTTTCGTAAGAGCAGGAGTTGATTCTGCCGATCCGATGGCAAAGTATTTCGTGAAGGCTTATGACGGTGAACTTTCCCCTGATGCTATTAGAGCCGCTGCTATCGAAGCGAGACTCATCCAAGATACTAAGGCTGCACAGGTAGCGCAGGAAGCTAAAGGTTGGGATAGAACCAATCAGGCCGCTTCCGGTAACACTGTTGGTGAAGCCCCTGTGGATATGGTGACTCGGATCAGTAAGGCTTCTAGCCAAGCTGAGATTGAGATGTTGCTGGAAGAAGTAAGGTCTCTCCAACAAAACTAGCCCCGAAAGGCAAATCTCATGGCTTATACCCAGACATCCTCCCTATCAGTTGACCAGGTGGCGTTTGATCGCCTGGCCTATTTCGCTCTTCGTTCAGAACTGTTGTTCGACGCTGCTGCGGATGTCCAACCGACGCAACAGGCTATGCCTGGTACTGGCGTAACGTTCACGATCTTCAACGATCTTGCTACCGCTACCAGCACCTTGTCGGAAACCACTGACGTTACTGCTCCCGCTTTGAGCGATTCGCAGGTCACGGTTACCCTCAACGAATACGGTAACGCTGTTATCACCACCGCTAAGTTGCGTGGAACTGCTTTCCTCGACGTTGACTCGGCTGCCGCTAACATCGTTGGTTACAACGCTGGTGCTTCAATTGACGAAGTTGCTTGTGAAGTTCTCGCCGCTGGATCAAACGTGATCTACGGTGGTGGCGGATCGGCTACCCCGACGAGCCGTACCACGGTTAAGGCTGTTGACATCATCGAAGCTAACGACATCCGTAAGGTGACCGCACAGCTTCGTGGTGCTAACGTTCCTACTTTCAACGGTTTGTACATGGCTTACATCCACCCCGATGTTGCTTATGACTTGCGCCGTGAAACTGGTGCTGCTGCTTGGCGTGACCCGCACGTGTATCAGGATACGTCTAACATCTACAACGCCGAAATCGGTGCTTTTGAAGGTGTCCGTTTCATTGAGACTCCTCGTGCAAAGGTGTTCCAGAACGCTTCTGACGGTTCGGGTTCAACCGGAACTATCGAAGTTTACTGCACTCACGTGATGGGTCGTCAGGCTTTGGCTAAGGCGTACTCGTCAATTGACGGTAACGGTTCAGTTCCGAAGGTCGTTCGTGGCCCCGTGGTTGACACCTTGAACCGCCTCCAGCCTATCGGTTGGTACTGGTTGGGTGGCTACGGTCGCTTCCGTGAGGCTTCGCTGCGTCGAATTGAGTCGTCAAGCTCTCTCTGAGTTTGTCCGGTGTGAAGGCTGGGTGGTGCGATACAATAGTGTCGTGCCACCCAGTTTTTCTTTTTGTAGGAGTATTTGATGAGTATTTCTAATTATGCTGAGTTGGCGTTTCTAAATACGATGCGTAACGTTTCGTTTGTTGTGGCTGTCCCGTATATGAAGTTACATTTGGGTGACCCTGGGGAGAATGGTACGGCTAACGCTGCTGTTAATGCGATCCGTAAGGCTGTCTCGTTTGGTGATGCTTCTGGTGGTTCGATGGTTTCTAATGGGATTGTTGAGTGGACTGATGTTTCTACGACTGAGACTTATACGCATTGGTCGTTGTGGGATGATTCGGTTGCAGGTAATTGTTTGTGGAGTGGTGTTTTGTCTTCTTCTGCTACTGTGACTGATGGGGATACTTTTCGGGTTACTTCTCTTGTTTTAAGTTTGGATTGATTTAATGGCTACTAATTTTCCTACTAGTCTTGATTCTTTGGTTAATCCTGTTGCTACTGATACTCTTGCTGCGGTTAATCATGCTGAGCAGCATGCGAATGTGAATGATGCTGTTGAGGCTATAGAAGCACAGATTGGTACTACGTCTGCTCCTGTTTTGGCGAGGTTGGATTCTCCGGTTTTTGTTGGTGTTCCTGTTGCTCCGACTGCTCCGTTGTTGACGAATACTACGCAGGTTGCGACGACTGCGTTTGTGATTGCTAATGCTGGTGCTGGCCCTACAGGTGCGACGGGTGCCACGGGTGCGACAGGTGCGACTGGTGCGACGGGTGCGACTGGTCCGACTGGTCCGACTGGTGCGACGGGTGCTGGTGTTGCAACGGGCGGCAGCACTAGCCAAGTGCTCACAAAGAACTCCGGAACTAATTACGACACCGAATGGTCTTATGCCGCATCATCAGTGCGCGTAGGTGTCAAATCAACTTGGTTTTACTTTTCGCAAGCCCTCGGAAACTCAGATACGACCGCTCAACCTGCCCAATCAAGACTGGTTGCTTATCCATACCCGTTTGATGTTGATACGGCGGTTGATCGTGTTTCACTAGAGGTGACCACGACCGCTGCAAGTTCGACGGTTCGTCTCGGTCTTTATTCGGCAGGGACTGATGGTTTGCCAAATCAACTGTACAAAGACTTTGGAACGATTGACTCGGCAACCGCGACAGGAGTCATCACGATCACAATTTCCGAAACGATCCCTCGCGGTCTTTATTGGGTCTGCTCCGTATCACAAGGCGGAGCGCCAACAGTACGCGGTCGGAGTATTGCAAACGCGTTTGCTCCGCAAACTACAGGAGGGAACGTCAACGCCTACGCCTTGTCAGTTGACAGTGTTACTGGGGCGCTTCCATCAACCTTTGGCACTCCAGGGGTGTATCAACTAAACCTCCCAAAGATTGGATTTAGGGCTGCGTGATGAAAGAAATTACCTACGGAATCGGCGGATACGACCCGACCAAACCAAACAAAAATGTCGTTAATATCAGCGAATACCCCGATCCGCCGCAAACCCCGCTTGACCCTGTTGGCGCACTTGCAACCCTGCTCGCAGTTGTGGGTTCAATCACGGTTGAGGATGCGGCGAATGTTGTCGGGCTCACACCTGCGGATTTGGTGGCTGAAGCGCAAGCGTGGGCCGCCGGCTCAATAAACAATGGAGACAACTAATGGCAACAAACTTCCCCACCAACCTAGACGCTTTAAGTAACCCCAACCCATCAAACACTTTAGACAACCCTTCCCACAGCACCCAACACGCCAACATAAACGATGCCGTCGAAGCTATAGAAGCACAGATTGGTACTACGTCTGCTCCGGTGTTGGCTAGGTTAGCTAATCCTACTTTTACTGGTACTGTTAAAGCGAAAGAAACTGGTGCAACACATCCCGCTGCACAGATTTCTGAGTCAGGCAAGATTTGGTCGCAACCTTCTAAGTTCCCGCCGTATACTGGCCGACACAACGATCAGTATGTCGGTTATGGTACTGATACGCAGGTCTATATTGAACGAAATGATTTGACTTCTGACCTTGTGACGTTGAGGATGAATCGTTTTCAGGCGATTGTTCGTGACCAGGCACAAGTGACATCAACATCTCCGACAAACTTCCCATTAAGTGCAGGGGGAACAATGACCCTTGCCGACATATCAGGGTTCCCTGACACTGCTGGTTCAGGCACACTTTTCTATGACCAGTACAGCAATGCTCTAACTACGGCAGGAACATTGCCTGCTGATTGGACAAACCGCACACCGTTTGCAAGTCCTGCTCAAGGATTCACGGTTACTTCGACCGGTGCTTATTGTTCAACAAACAATGCACCGAGTATCGCCACTGTTGAAACTGGTGAAACTAATCATGAAGTCACTTGCCGATTCTCGAGCACATTAGCAGATGGTATGGGAATCGTTGTCAGATACAACGATCTAGGCAGCAGCTCTGCGTCATGGATCAGTGTTCGCTATAACTCATCAACTCAACGCATTGATATCTACGGTATTTACCAACCTTCTTCGGGAAGTTCTACGCAAACCTTTATCGGCCAAACAGATTTCTTTGTTTCGGGCATGTATGTAAAAGCAATCGTTG